TCAACCCCTATGCGCGGCGGTGGCCGTCTATAACCTTCCAGGTTGAAATCCGCTTCGGGGATTCTCATCTCCAACTTGATTGGATATGAAAAATGCCGTGTTACAAACCCTTAGACGCTTGGCGGACTACAGAAAAAACTTCGAACGGCAAGAGAGCGATTGTTTTCAAACGATCCGGAAATACAACAACACATCTGACGCTACCGTGTGGTCAGTGTATCGGTTGCAGACTGGATCGCTCTCTAGTGTGGGCTATACGCTGCGTACACGAGGCCCAGTCACATACTCAGAATTCTTTTATCACGCTGACGTATGCGCCCGAACACCTCCCAACGGATGGATCACTTATCAAATGGCATTTCCAGGACTTCATGAAACGCCTCCGGAAACACTCATATCCACAGACAATCAGGTATTTCATGTGTGCAGAATATGGGGAGAACTTCTCCCGCCCGCACTATCATGCTTGCCTCTTCGGGATAGACTTCCCCGACAAAGACCCGATACGCGAGTCCGAGGGAATTATTCTATACAACTCACCGACTCTCGATAAAATCTGGGGTATGGGCTACACCAGTATAGGTGATGTTACATTCGAAACTGCTGCCTACACTGCCCGATACATCACTAAGAAAATAACCGGAAAAAACAGCCATGAGCACTACCAAACCACCTGCGAACATACGGGAAACCTCGTTACACTTGAGCCGGAATACACAAATATGTCACTTCGACCAGGTATCGGCAAAAAATGGTATGACAAATACAAGACCGATTTATATCCGTCTGACTTCGCCATTCATAAAAACCGGAAAATTAAAATTCCAAGATACTACGATAAAATTATGGAAATCGAAGGCGGAGACCTCGAAACCATAAAACGAAAACGGAAGCAACAAGCTAGGAAACTACTGAAGGAAAATACCCCCGAACGCCTAGCCGTTCGGGAAAAAGTGAAAACTCTTAAATTTCAACAACTATCTAGGACATACGAGAATGATACATAAAATCTACGCCGTTTACGATTCAAAAGGCGAAAGCTATACACCACCCTTTTTCGATCACGCAGAAGGCCGCGCCATTCGTACCTTTGCAGACTGCTGCAACGACCCTGGCCATCAGTTCGGAAAACACCCGAACGACTATACGCTCTTCGATCTGGGCGTATACGACGATAATACTGGAACAATTACCCAGGATAAAATATCATCCATCGCAACCGGTCATACACTCTTAGAGGCATAAAAATGCAATCAGTTTCCCAGCACGATTTCGCGCGTATTCCATCTCCTTCGATTCAACGATCAAAGTTCGATCGATCTCACGGTTATAAAACCACGTTTGACGCTGGGACGCTGTTTCCTATCTTCTACGATGAAATGCTTCCAGGGGATTCCTGTACGCTAAATGCAACTTTCTTTGCTCGACTCAACACGCCCATCGTTCCTTTCATGGATAATGCGTACCTCGAAACGTTCTTCTTTGAAGTACCAGTTCGCCAAGTCTGGGCAAATTGGGAAAAATTTAATGGTGAACAAGATAATCCTGAAGATTCCACGGATTTCTTAATACCAACTATGACCAGTCCAGCTACTACTGGTTATCTAGTCGGTTCTTTAGCCGATTATTTCGGCATACCAACTGGCGTCCCCGACCTTGAACATTCATCCTTACCCTTCAGGTGCTACAACCATATATATAACACCTGGTTTCGGGATCAGAACTTGATCGACCGAGTTCCTCATACCGTCGGCGACGGTCCAGATTTACCTGCTGAATACATAGTACGCAATCGCGGCAAACGACATGATTACTTCACGTCGTCACTACCGTGGCCACAAAAATCCGACTCTGGATCGGTAACGATTCCGCTCGGGGATCGAGCCCCTATTAACGCTGACGGTTCGCAAGGCGACGTCATCACGGTGGGCCTAAATACAACTACAAACATTAGGAATATCAGCACTGATACATCAGTTGCAAATATCGCCACAACCGCTTCCGGTACTGCACCGCTTTACGCTGATCTTACTGACGCTACTGCGGCAACCATTAACCAACTTCGTCAGTCCATCGCTGTCCAACGTCTATTCGAAAAAGACGCCCGAGGCGGTACAAGGTACATCGAAGTAATAAAGGCCCATTTTAATGTCACATCACCAGACCTCAGATTACAACGTCCTGGATTCCTGGGCGGCGGCCGTTCCCCTGTCAACATTTCGCCAGTCGCACAAACTCAAGCATCCGCAGAAACTACAGATACCCCTCAGGGTAATCTTGCGGCTACTGGCACTATCACCGCTTCTGGTCATGGCTTTACCAAGTCATTTACTGAACATACAATTGTTATTGGCATTGCTAACGTCCGCGCCGACTTAACGTATCAACGCGGCCTCGAACGCTCCTGGTCTCGTCAAACGCGCTTTGACTTCTATTGGCCTGAGCTATCTACCATCGGCGAGCAAACCGTATTGCAAAAAGAAATTTTCGCGTCCGGCGTTCCGGCCGAGGATGATCTCGTATTCGGCTACCAGGAACGATTCGCAGAATATCGATATAAACCATCTCTAATAACCGGTAAATTCCGGTCTGTTGATCCACAATCACTCGATTTCTGGCATTTATCACAAGACTTTGCGGCCGCACCAGTTCTAGGCGAAGCCTTCATATCGGAAAATGTGCCATTTGATCGCGTAATCGCCACCCCAGATGAACCACAATTCAAGCTGGATTCTTACTTTAACTTTATCTGCGCGCGTCCTATGCCAATGTACGGCATTCCTGGTTTGGACAAACTCTAATGGGTTTCTTCTCCGGAGTAACCGACGCTATAAAAAGCGTTGGTAATGCATTCGAACCCGTAAGCGGCCTCCTGTCGGGGGCCGCCTCTGCATACGGTGCTTACCAACAACAAGGATTCGATAAAGACGAATCCAAACGACAGCGTAAATGGATGACTGGCGAGCGCGAGTCAGCTCAAGATTACTCGTCAGCGGAAGCCTTAAAACAAAGGGCATACGGTACCGAAATGTCGAACACCGCCGTGCAGCGTAATATCGCAGATATGAAAGCGGCAGGATTAAACCCAATCTTGGCCGCCGGTCAAGGTGCCTCGACTCCATCCAGTGCCTCACCTTCGTCCGCCGCCGGCTCCTATCAACGCGCGTCCGGGCAAAACATCGGCAGAGCTGGCGTCGAAGGAATGCAAGCAATGACCGCTATCAATAATATCAAAGCTCAAACAGCAAAAACCGTTGCGGATACCTCCACCGTGGGTGGCTGGGAAGCTGAATTCGATGCAGCTATCCGAGTCTACGAACGTATCAACGGCCATGCCCCATCAAAGGAAGTCATGCAAAAAATGGCTGACAAATGGGGAATTGGCTTTTCTGCAAAAGACGTCAAAGAAAAAAAAGACCAGGGCAAAAAACTGCACTGGCTCCACGGAACCGACGAAAAAAGCAATATGTCCGAACGTATTCGGCAACGTCGAAACCAATCCGATAAACGCGACTTCCTCAAACCTAATTGGGATAAATAATGAAAAACCGTAAATATTCTGTCGATCTCTCTCACGGCTCCATGACTAAGCAATCATTTAAAGATGAATGCGATATCAATAAAATCATGGAAAAGTTTCAAAAAACCGGCGTTCTAAATCATTACGCCTCACATGCTCCCACCTATGGTGATGCATCCCCCGTCGAATACCTCGACGCTCTCCTGGTAATATCTACCGCTAACGAAATGTTCGCGGACTTACCCTCTAGCGTTCGCAAACGCTTCAACAATAATCCTGAAGAATTCTTAGAATTCGCTCAAGACCCTAAAAACCTAAAACAAATGCGAGAGCTTGGCCTCGCTTCACCCTTGTCGGAAACATCATCCGACTACACTCCTCCTAAACCCGCATCAGCGGATACGGCTCCTACAGAGCCTTCTACACCCAAAGATGTCTAGACCCTACCCTAACCCTGGCTAACATCTAAACTCCTCTCTATACCCTATATACGAGCCCCTAAGGACGATCATCGTCCCAGGGGCGAGTTAGTGAGCCCTAGGCGAACATAAAAAAATGCGTTCCTGGCCTCTACGCTGAGCTTGCGAATGCGTCTTCAGGCCAGCAGCATAAACGATGATCAATCATCCTCCCCCCATCTCTCTATCTCTAACCTCTAGGTTCCCTGGGGAACCATCAAAGGAGGGGTTCGCACAGTTCTATACTTGATGTAACTGTGCTAGGTGACACCACAGTCACCTAAAAACTATAAAACTACTTAGAAGTATCACTTCTAAACTAATAACTATTCGATTACTATCGATATAACTAATCGATATTTCAAATATCGATTCCCCTTAACTAAACTTCGGGAATGAAAAATGAAACGAAACAAAATGACTCGCCAGTCATCAAACAAAAACTTCCAACGCGGAACACGCGTCAACAAAAAGAATCTCAAAGCATCAACCCCTATGCGCGGCGGTGGCCGTCTATAACCTTCCAGGTTGAAATCCGCTTCGGGGATTCTCATCTCCAACTTGATTGGATATGAAAAATGCCGT